GCAGGCCTGGGATAAGCAGAGCAACTTCTTGAAGGCTCAGGCCAGAGCCCAGGGAGAACTCCGCAGCATGATCAAGCAGTATGATGAAATGCTTCACAAAAACTGGGAGGCAGCTTCTGAAGAGCAGCGTGTACGGATCGCTCAGATGAAAGCACAGACAGAGCGATTATCTGTTGATCCGACAGATGGAGATGAGGATGGAGTTGAGATTATAAACGATGCGGACGAGAAAGCAGGTCAGAATATCGGAGATCGTAATACCGAAGTATCTTCCGGTGTTCAATAACAAAGCATATAAGCACATCATCTTAACTTCTGGTCGTGCCGGTACGAAATCCAGTTTTGCAGCCATCCGGACAGACTATCAGATTGTAGCGGATCCACATGGATCAGCGGTGGTTCTTCGCAAGCATCATAACAAGCTTCGGAAGACAGTCTACAAGGAAATGCTCCGAGGTATCAACCGGCTTCAGATTCCAAAGAACCGGTTTTATATTACTAAAAGTCCTATGGAGATCACATACAAAAAATATAACACCACAATCTACTTTTCCGGATCTGATGGCATTGACGACACAAAAGGTATCATTGATGAGGATAAGCCTATTAAGCTGGTTGTCCTGGATGAGTTGACAGAGTTTTTTGATGATGGAGAAGGCGAGGACGAGCTTGCCAACATAGAAGCAACATTCGTCCGTGGAAATAAAGCAGGTTTCCAGATGATCTATTTGTACAACCCGCCAAAGAATCCGAATGCTCCTGTGAACCTCTGGTGTAAGAAGATGGAACAGCGATCAGACTGCATTCACATACATACCGATTACAGGGACGTTCCTGTTGCCTGGCTCGGACAGGATCTGATCGATTCTGCTGAAGCTATGAAAGCAGTGGATCCGAAGATGTACCGCTGGACATGGCTTGGCGAACCAGTCGGAGTAGATGAGCTGATCTATTACATGTTTTCTGATCGGAACAGGAAAAAGCCAGAGCCTGGCAGAAGTTATGATCGGGCATTTATCGGTGGTGACTACGGACAGCAAAATGCCACCACTTATCAGGCGTTCGGGCTTGATACGTACAGACAGAAGTTTCCTGGCCTTGGAGAGTATTATCACAGCGGACGCGATTCCGGAACACAGCGAAGCCCTTCAGAGTATGCACAGGATCTGGTTGAGTTTATGAATGATTTGCATGAGGAATATGGGATCAAAGCCTTTTATGTATGCCTGGATCCATCTGCAAAAGGTCTCCAGGAGGAAATCAGAAGAGCAACCAGATCTGGCTTGGATTACAGCGTTCTGATCAGAGACGCAGACAACGACGTAGCTCTTGGTATCAGCCGTGTGCAGAAAGCTTTTGTCTTTGATATTTTGAGCATTTCACCGAAACAGGAGAATCTGATCAGAGAGCTTGGAACTTATGAGTATGACAAGAAGTCCATTGAAAAAGGCAAAGAGGTGCCGGTTAAGGAAAATGATCACGGAGTTGATGCGTTACGTTATGCAGTAATGACGGCGTGGCGGTATATAAAGCAGTGGCTTCCGACCGAAATAACAGATGACAAAGAATATATCGTGGATATCGCGAGAAAGGAGGTTGAAGAGGATGGATATATTTAGTTATTTCCAGAAAAAAGGAATTGATACCGTGGATAAGTCTTTCTATAGGATGATTGCTGTGTGGGAAAGCTGGTACAAAGGAAAGGTACGAAACTTTACCTTTTACCGGGTTTATTCCGGACAGGGAACTTATTCCAGAAAGCAGAGAAAAAGCCTTGGAATGGCAAAAAAACTTTCTGAGGATATCGCGGATCTGCTGCTGAATGAGCGCGTGCGGATCACTCTCTCAGATGAGTCTACGGGAGCATTCGTGGAGAAAATCCTACAGCAGAATCATTTCCTGGTACTGGGAAACGATTACCAGGAACGAAAAGCATATTCCGGAACAGTAGCATATATTCCCTATCTGTATGATGCAGAAGCAGATGGAGAAGGCAGAATCCTGCCTGGAACTGGAAAGATTGGGATTGACTATGTGAGTGCAGCCAATATCTTCCCGATCAGCTGGAGCAACGGGAAAGTGACAGAGTGTGCATTTACATTCCAGAAGACGGTAGCCAGGAAAAAATATGTGCAGGTTCAGATCCACAGACTGGAAGAGACTGAGAATGGAATGCAGTATGTAATTGAAAACTGTGTACTGGAATGCCAGCAGGGCAGCCAGGAAGGCAAAGAACTGAAGGAAGAGGAATGGAAGCTGCTGTCTCCGTTTCGTTATCTTCCTGCAAGGATTGAAACCGGTTCACCTGAGCCACAGTACGTGATTGACCGTCTGAATATTGTGAACAACGCAGACGAGGACGAGAGCAATCCCATGGGCATTGCAATTTATGCAAATGCCATTGATGTACTGAAAAAGCTGGATATTGAGTATGATTCCTATACCAATGAGTTTGATCTGGGGCGCAAGAGGATATTTGTTGCACCTGAGATGGTCAAGAATGTTGATGGCAGCCTGGCTTTTGACCCGGAAGACGCTGTGTTCTATCAGCTCCCGGATAACTATGATAAGGACAAAGAAGGGCTGATAAAAGAAATCAATATGGATCTCAGGTCAGACGAGCACTCCAAGGCCATCAATGATGATCTGAATTATCTTTCTTTGAAATGTGGTTTCGGAACTGAGAGATACAAGTTTGATTGTTCTGGTGTGAAGACGGCTACAGAAGTTATTTCAGAAAACTCTGATATGTATCGAATGATTAAAAAGCATGAGGTTATCCTGGAAGACGTTCTGAAGGAACTGGTGAAGATCATTATCAGATTGGGAATTGTCCTGGGAAATCAGCTCAATCTGGATGCTGAGGCAACAATTGATTTTGATGATTCCATTATTGAGGATAAGGAAGCGGAACGGCAGTCGGATCGCCAGGATGTAGCCATGGGAGCTATGCCGCTCTGGGAGTACCGTTCTAAGTATTATGCAGAGACAGAAGAGCAGGCGAAAAAGAATGTTCAGCAGCCAGAAGAGACGGTGATTGAATGACACAGGGAGAGATTGAAAAACTCACAGTAAAAGTCAGCAACATTTTCTCAGAACTGGAAGTCCGGATCATGACAGATATTGTCCGAAGGATCAAAGAAAATGGTTTTGCGAGTGCTTCTGTAGACTGGCAGATCAGCAGGCTACAGCAGTTGGGAATGGCAGAGGAAGATATCCGTGGATGGATCCAGAGCGCATTACAGGCAACGGATGCAGAGATGGACAGGATATTTTCTGATGAGGTGTACAAACAGTATTACGAGCAGGAGCATTTCTTTAAACTTGCCAGAATGCAGCAGATTCCGCTTGAAGAAAATTTTGTGCTTCAGCAGTTGATCAAGGCAACCAAGAAACAGCTCCAGGGAGAATATAAGAATCTGACCAGTTCCATGGGATTTGCCATCCGTAATCCGGCAACTGGCAAGATCCAGTCTTCGCCCTTGATGGATTATTACAGATCTACCATGGACCAGGCTGTTATCGATATTAAGTCAGGGGCATTTGATTACAATACAGTGCTCAAACGGACTGTGAATCAGATGACGGCCTCTGGGCTTCGGTACATAGAATATGATTCTGGACATCGGGATAGAATTGACGTGGCAGCCAGGAGAGCAATCCTCACAGGTTTCCGGCAGGTGCAGGCCGAAATTAATCGGCAGGTAATGGAAGCTTTGGGAGTTGAGTATGTAGAGGTTTCTGCACATGTAGGGGCTCGACCAGATCATCAAGTCTGGCAAGGTCGAGTTTTTCATTGGGAAAAATAAAAGGTGTCGCATAAACGACACCTGCTGTCTTTCGTAGCGGGATTCGAACCCGCATCTGATTGTTAGTAAGACAATTGCTCTATCCATTAAGCTATACGTCCATTTAGTTCCCTAAAGGGTATGTTTATAATACTACCTTTGAAATGAGATGTCAAATTATTTTCTTGACTTTTGGGCTACAAAAATATATAATGTATTTATGGGCTACAAAAGTGAGGTGAAAATATGAGTCCTAGAACAGGAAGACCAACGGATAGTCCTAAATCTAATCCCATTCACGTTCGTCTTGATGAAGAATGTTTAACAATATTAGATAAATATTGTGAACAAGAGAAAATAAAACGAACTGATGGAATAAGAAGAGGAATAAAGCTATTGGAAGGCAAAATAAAAAAATAAGGAATTCCTCCCCGACCAAAGATTGGAATTCCTTATAGTAGCTAGAAGTTTCCTTCTGTAAATATTATAATGCAGATGGAGACTTCTTTCAAGAATCAAAATTTGAAAGGAGTTTTTATTTATGAGCGAGATTGAAAAAATATACAGAGAATGGTCAGAAGAACAAACAGATAGTGAGGAATTAACAGCCATTTACAGAAAAATAGCAGATGAATTGAAAGAAAAACTGGGGTTTCAAAAATTTAATGAAATAGATGAATTAATTATGGACTGCGTTGTTGCAGAAAGAATTGAAGCATTTAAGGGCGGTTTTCAGCAGGCAACTGCTATTTGGAAGGAGTGTTGTTTATGACTGGAAAGTATATAGATTTAACAGGAAAAAGATTTGGAAGACTTATTGTATTGAAGCGTGTTGAAAATAAAAAAAGCAGCTCTGATCAGAAATCACAGTGGTTATGTAAATGCGATTGTGGGAAAACGACGGTTAAGCTGGGAACACGTTTACGAAATGGTTATGTAAAGTCGTGTGGTTGCCTTCGAATGGAAGCTATATCGCAAGCAAATGGTACGCATAAAGGAACTGGAACGAGGTTACATAATGAATGGCGTGCAATGAAAGCAAGATGCTATATTCCCAGCTGTAGCAATTATGAATATTATGGCGGAAAAGGCATTAAAGTATGTGACGAATGGTTACATGATTTTGAAACATTTAAAGAATGGGCTTTGAAGAATGGGTATAAAGAAAAATTAACAATTGATAGAATTGATGTCGAAAAAGACTATTCACCAGACAATTGTAGATGGATTACATTGCAAGAAAATTGTTGGAATCGAGACAAAAGAACGAGAAAAACAAATACATCAGGACATTCTGGAGTTTGGTGGAGAAAAGAACAACAGAAATGGCGTGTTGGAATTACAGTTGATGGAAGACGAATTAATTTAGGGCAATATGAAAAAAAGGAAGATGCGATAGAAGCAAGAATAAAAGCAGAGAAAAAATATTGGAATTAAAAGGGGCCGAATGGCTCCTTTTATTGTGGAGGTGATGTAATTATGACAGATTATCCGGATTTTGTAAAAAGTACAGGATATGGAACTGTAACAGGCTTATGCGGAATTAACTGTTATCATCTATGATTATAAACCATTTCCTCCTGGATCTGTGCGGACGTATACAGATGAACAGCTCCGGAAAATGCTTGATGCTGAGAACACCCCCAAAGAGTACAACGGAAAGCAGTACACCACCTATGAAGCCCTTCAGCAGCAGAGAAAGATGGAACGTGGCATGCGCGCCCAGAGGCAGAAAATAAAACTACTTCAAGAGGGCGGAGCTGATGAACAGGAAATAATCCTGGCAAAAGCCAAGTACCAGGGGCAAATACAGACCTACAAGGATTTCTCAGAGAAGATGAAACTTCCAGAGCAGAAAGCCAGAATCATGCAGGATGGTCTGAAAGGGAAGTTCATGCCAACAAAAGCAGAGCAGAAAGTTCTTGAAGAATCTGCTATAAATGATAAAATAAAGGCAGAATTATCAGAGGCAAAAATAAAGGGCATTCCTAAAATAAATCCAGATAAGATAGATGTTTCGAAATTTACATTTGATAACAGTCATATAAATGAGGTAAGAGAACATGGAGTTACCAGAGCTGAGGCAGAACAATTTATCAAAGAATCTGATATTTCACTTACACGGTGGAATGGACGATTTATTAACTACTATGGTCCGAATGGTGCTACATATGTGGATACAGAGAATAATAACATTCGGACAGCCTTTAAAAAAGAACAATTTGATGCTCCAACACTAAAAATCAGGGAGGTGGCAGAGAAATATGGCATTAAAAAAGATTGAATGTCCATTAATGGAGAAAGAAATTGATGATGGGATATGTTTTGACATTCATATGAATGTCGAGGGTCTGGCACCTGACTGGACAATCCCAGATGAGGTATTGAAGAAGATGGATTATAAAAATATTTGTTTGAACTGTCCGAATCATAGAGACGACTGATACCACTGATCAGAAATGGTTGGTGGTATTTTTATATGCAAAATTTGCGCCAGCGCAACAGGAGGTAAAGATGATAGAAGTAGCGATTACTTCCACGGGAATCCACATGAATGGTCACGCAAACAGATCAGTAAATGGTCAGGATATTGTGTGTGCTGCCATTTCCGCATTGACCTGCAATCTGATCAATTCCCTGGAAGAACTGACAGATAACCGGATAAGAGCTGACACCGATTCCG